GCAAGAAAGAAGACTATGCTAAGTCTCAAGCAAAACTATTATTAAAAACCGATAGGGTGAAAACATTGATTAGAGAAGAAATAGACAAATATTTAAACGAAGCAGAGATAACTCCTCTGTACTTACTAGAAGAAATGCGTCATATAATAGATAAAGGCGGAACTTCTGATAGAGATAAATTAACAGCAATAACAACATTAATGAAACTTTCTGGAATGATGGACACAGAAAAACAAACTGAGTCAGTTACATTGTTCCAAGGATTTACAAAGGAGCAGCTAAATGCAATTCAAGGGCAAGAGGTCAAGAAATTGGAAGAAGTTAAAGTTACACGCGAAAAGTAAGCGTTGTCATATATGCTGTTATCCTATGAAAAAAACAGCAGTATATATTTGGGACATTAAATCAAAAGATACAAAAGAACTAAAATGTATTAATTGTTTAACAATGTATGATACTGAGTTTGAAATTACTAACATAGGTATTGTAAGAGAGGTAGGTTATTCATGAGATTAGCGGTTTATGGAACATTAAGAAGAGACTATCCAGATAAAGGAAAAATAGAAGGATTTAGCTTAGTATTTCCTGGAACCCAATCTTTTCCTGCTATTATAAAGAACGAGAAAGGAAAAGGGGCTGTGGTAGAGCTTATAGATGTAACACAAGAAGACCTTAACATGTACGACGAATATGAGAATGTTGATGGAGGCTTGTATATAAGAACAACAGTAAACGTTCAGTTAGATAAAGGAGAAAGCGAAAAAGCTTGGATTTATGTAGCTGGACCAAAACTTTGGGAAAAGTCAAAAACATTTACCGAAGTACCAGAAGGAGATTGGCATTCTATGAAAACGCTAATTATGTTAGATAGGGTATATGAAAAAAAATACGAAACCACAGCCGTTTAATATAATACCACCTGACTTAAGTCAAAAAGAAAAAGCTCTGGAGCTTGCTAAGAAAGACATAATTACTTTTGGTCAAATGTTTTTACCAGAAGACTTTATGAAGTCTTCTCCAGCTCCTTACCAGTATGAATTAAGTAATTTACTTTTAGGGAAAGAAAAGAGAATATGTATTATACTTCCCAGAGGTCACGCTAAATCTACTTTAGCTAAAACTGCTTTACTTTATCAGTTGTATTTTGCTCCACCTGAAAAGAAGCAGTTTATTGCCTGGGTATCAGAGGAACAGTCTCAGGCAATAGACCATATTAAATATATACAAAATCATATAGATATGAATCCAGCCTTACAATATTATTTTGGTGATTTAAAAGGTAGTAAGTGGACGGAAAAAGAATTTACAACCGCTAGGGGCGATAGAATTATAGCAAAAGGTACATCGCAAAGACTTAGAGGTAGGTCTCAGTTAGGTCTGAGATACACTAATATTATTCTTGATGACTTTGAGTCAGAATTGAATACTAAAACACCAGATAGAAGAAGGGAGATTAAGGAATGGGTTATGTCCACAGTCGAGCCCGCGCTAGAAAACTCGAAAGAAAACGAAGGGTCAATATGGCTTATTGGTACAATAGTCCATTACGATTCATTTCTTCAGGGAGTCTACGACGGTTGGCTAGACGCAAATAGAGATGAAAGAAAATCAGCTTGGGCTGTTTTGTATAAAAAAGCAATAGAAGACGACATACCTTTATGGCCAAACTATTTTTCTAAACAAAAGCTTTTAGATATCAAAAGAAGATTTATTGATATGGGTCTTGTACATAAGTTTGCTCAAGAGTACCTTAATGAGGCTAGAGATGTAGAAAATGCTAAGTTTATGATAGATAGAATTAACTATTATAGAGGTAATGTTGAAAGTAGAAATGGCTTTAATTATATGATGATAGACGAAGCTGCTATACCAGTAAACGTATATATGGGAGTTGATTTAGCTTATGAAGCTAATGCAAAAAGCGACTACCAGGTAATTGTAACTATAGGTATAGATAGCGATAGAAATATATATCTAATAGATTACTACAGAGAGCACTCTGCATTATATGACATGCCTCAACGTATTATAGATATAGCAAAAAAATATCATCCTGTCAGACGAGTAAATGTAGAAAAAGTAGGAGCACAAGGATTAATTAAAGACCACGTGAATAAATTGGCTGGTTCTGACAGAAAGCTAGCCCCTGGGTTATCTCAAGGAGTTAGGCCTCCTGGTGGTATAAAAAAAGAAGATAGATTGGAAACTCTTTTATGTCCAATTGTAAACGGAAGAAAACTGTTTATGAAAAAAGAACATCAAGAATTGATAGATGAAATGTTTGAGTTTCCTAAAGGTAGAAACGATGACCTTCTTGACGGATTATGGTACGCTGTAACCACAGCAAAGCCTCCACGCAGTAACGCTATAGACAGAACTAAATTTGAGGAAAGATTGACAAATAGTGAAAAAAGCGTTACATCTAGAGCAGTAAGTTGGATTACTGGTCAAAAAATATAATATTTATCTTGACAATAACGTCGTAAAGTTAGTATTTTAGACGTAAAATACGAATTGGGAGTATATGGCAAACTACGACGATAACAAAAATAAACCTCAGATATCTAAAGAATTGTTTAGACGTTGGAGAGACGCAAGAGAACAATGGGATGCTGAAGCAAGAAACGCAGTAGATTTTACTTTAGGAAATCATTATAGTAATGAAGAATCAGATGCTTTACAAGCAGTAGGGCAAGCTGACTTTGTTATTGATAGAGTTTATGCTGCTGTGGATAAATTAAAATCTTTACTTACAGCTAGACCAGCTAGGTTTTCTGCTATAGCAAGAGAAGATTCAGATAATAAATTAGCAAACGTTTGGAGAACTATATTAGAATACGTATGGGATATCTCTAACGGAGATAGCACTTTTAAACAAGTAGTGCATGACTATGCTGTTACTGGACTGGGATATATGTATGTATATGTAGACCCTGATGCCGACTATGGAAGAGGCGAGGTAAAGTATACGCACGTGGACCCTTTTAGAGTATATGTAGACCCAGCATCGAGAGATAGATTTTTTAATGATGCGTCAGGAATGATATTGTCTACCTTTTTAACCAAACAGCAAGTATTAGACCTGTATCCACAATTAGAAGAAATGATTGATGATATAGAAGTAGGCGTAAACTCTCTTTATGGAGAAGACTACCCTACATCAAATATGAAGAATAGTAATAACGTTCTTACTCCTGCTGAGGCAAAAGATTTAGACTATAGTGTAAATCAAAAATATCAAATACTTGACAGATTTTACAAAGTTAGAGTTCCTTATTATAGACTGTTTAATACATTAACTGGAGCAGAGAAAATTGTTGACCCTGAGATTTACTTGCAGGTTATTCAAGAGCCAGAAACAGAAAGAGCTATAGAATCAGGAGCTATACAAGTTGAAGAAATACAACAAACAAGAATTGCTCAATGCAGTAGCATTGGAGAAACATTATTATATGAGCGTGTTTTAAATACTGATATCTATCCAATTGTTCCATTTGCGAACATTTGGACGAATACTCCCTATCCAAAGTCAGATGTGAACAAGGTTAAAGACTCTCAGAGACTTTTAAACAAGTTATTCTCTTTAACCTTGTCACACGCTCAATCTGCTGCTGGATTAAAACTTTTAATTCCAGAAGGAAGTGTTGATAGCGTCAGTCAGTTAGAAAAAGATTGGGCTAATCCAAACGCGGTTATTGAATATAATCCAGAATTTGGTGAGCCACATTACCCGCAACCAGCTCCTTTAACTAGTGAGTTTTATTATTTGATTGATAGGGTAGAAAAATATATAGATTTAAACTTTGGGATACCTGAGCTTTTACAAGGATTTAAAGATAACGCTCCTGAATCTGTTAGAGGCACAATGCTTTTATCAGAAATGGGAGAATCAAGAGGTAAATCAAAGTTAAGAGATATTGAAGCAAGTTTGGCAATGGTAGGACAGGTTGTTTATAACCTAGCTAAAGACCATTATAGATTTGCTAAAACATTTAGAATTGTACAACCAAATAACGATATTACTGAATTTTCAGTTAATATGAGACTGTATGATGATAAACGCAATGAACTGCTAACTATAGAGAATGATATTCAACTAGGTCAGCACGACATTCGCATTATATCAGGTTCAACTTTGCCTAGCAACAAGGTATCTGAATACAACATGTATCTTGATGCGTATAAACTTGGACTGGTAGATGATGTCGAGGTTTTAAAGAA